ATAGCTTTTCCGTCTCGCCCGACAAAGTCGGGCTCCCTTCCGGTAAGAACGTACGGTGCTAGCTTGCTACGACCTGCTAGGTAAGCAGGGAGCGAACAAAAAAAGGGGCAGGAGCGTTAGCTCCCACCCCTTCGTCTCCTATATTTTATTAGCGTCTGTTAACGCATCAGCTATATCCCTGAGGGAATCAGCGACAGCGAGTGTTGCTAACACTTGAGCTGCTTTGAGGGTCAAGTCAGGACTATCAAGTCCCTGACCCCCAAGGTCAGCAAGCATGTGAGTCGCAAGTTCAGCCGGGACGAGATCATCAGCGTTGCTGAGAGCTCGACCGTAGGTGCGTATGTCGCTAACTGGGATAGGTGGAAACATATCGACGCAGATACCTACGCCGTGATTCCCACTCATACCTCTGCGAATCACTCTTTTACAATCACCACAATATGCCATAAAGTTCCTAACTGTGGGGCAGGCTCTTTCGAGCCCACCCCATCGGTGTGTTAGGCGGATTCTGTTTTGCGTTCACGTTGGGTCTGCCCAACCATAAACACGGAGAATCCGCGTTCTTTCATCAGGCGAGCGACTCGACGACGGTGTAACGTCGTCTTTCTGATTCGCTCGTTTGATTGAAAGTTCAAGTAATCAGTGGCAGACATGCCACCGATGATGTCTTTGAGCTTTGGCTCACGCATCAGCATCTCCCGAAGAACCGGTGTGCCCGCCTGCAAAGTTGCAGGCGGGCTAAGAACTAGCTGGATTTCCCGAGCTTCGCTAGAAGTGCGGAAATCGGAGTCACAGACTCCTTAGCAGCCGGTTCTGGAACCGGTACGACGGCAGGCGCTGGCGCAGCAGCTGGTGCTGGAGCAGTGGAGACTTCTTCCATCGAAGTAATTCGAGAGTCGAAGCTCTTCAGCTGACCCATGATGTCTTGCAGAGACTGCAAGACCGGGTCGGCGGCTCCTACTGGAGCTGACGGCTGCACGTGCGGGGTCTGAGGAGTGAAGATCACTCCAGTCCCTACTGGTGTTCGCACACCAGTTGGTGCAGGCACCTGACCTACCATGGTCGGATAGACCGTTATACGGTCTCGACCCGGTCGGGCAGAGTGCGGTGCGCAGATGTCAGCGCCACCAGCGGCACGTCGGTCACAACGAAGACCAGTGGATTTCGTGAGCGAAACACAGATGCCATCAGGCGAGGTGTTCGGCTCCGAAGACTTTCCGATACCACGTTCGGCAAGGAAAGCTTTCCACTGAGCAACATTTGTCTGAAAGTCAGCAGCACCCATCTGGGTGTTGTACTGAGGTACAACGTCGCCAATGCGAGCGTGTGTGCCTTCAGGCAGACCGAAGAGCTGAGCAATTCCGTCGATGCTGTACCAAGTTTCCTTGGTAGGGTCAGCAGCAGTGGCTATGTGTCGGTCTAGATACTCTAGACTACGGCAGCCACCGCCACATGCACAGACGTATTTGAACGCTTGCGGTGCAATATTCTGTTGTGTCATTAGCGGATAACCCTGTTAGGGTTCCTTTCTCTTGTTGTGTGCCCTTGAATCCCAAGGGCGACAGGTAACTCAACTGCTCCATAAGTGGTCGGAGTGCTAGGGAATTGTGCATCCTCACGCTGTTCAAGCCTCGGATTGAGCAGCGTGCCGCAGAGCCAATTCCTGCATGGAGAATGAGCGTTGGTGCAGATTCGTTTCCCGCCCCTGTTCAAGGACACAGCTGGAAGGAACTCGAAGGGTAGCTAATGTCAGAATGTTGCATACGTACAAAGTACGTCGTGCCGGGTGGCTGGCAAGTCAACGACTTGCTATAGCCGCAATCCCGACACTAAGAGTCGGCGTCGTGGTGCTGCTCGCAGAGCCTCGCACCCACGCCGACCAGCTCCCTGAAACCATGGTTGCTCAGTGTGGCTAAATCGAAGGCTGGTGCCAAAAGAAAAGGGGAGCAGGCTTCGTTAGAAGCCCACTCCCCGGCGCATTAGTCTTGTCGAGGGTTCATCCAGTCGAGCTTGCCGAGCTCGGATGGAACCTTGTTGCGATCTGCATCGAACCAGTTGTCTCGTGAAGCCGCTTCACGACGGACGACAGTTCGCTGCGGTCGCTCGCTGTCGGTATCGTAGAAGCCAGCTTTCAGAAGCTTCAGCATGGCTTTACCTTCGGCTGAGCCGGGGCAAGTGTGCAACATGGAATAGTAAATTCCAGATTGGAAGGTATCCTTGCAGTACGAGCACTTGAATGGAGCTTCGAGCTCTTCAAGGTCTCGGGGAGCCCTCTCAGGCAGCTGGGTAACTTCATCGCTCTCCACAACCACGCCGTTCACACGGCGAGTTTGTTTGCCGTAGTTGGAACCTGTCGGTCCAACGAGGTACAGCGATGAGTCCCAATCTCCGACGCTTTCGGGTGGGATGAGCCCGTCCGTTTGAGGATGTTCGATATCCTCTGGGCTCACCCACGAGCAACCCTCAACGTCTGTGAGCTCGCATTTGTGCGAGTGTGAGTGGAGCTCAACTCGTACTGTCTGTTTGCAGGTCGTGCAAACACCCCAGACGTCTACGGTGCTCGGCGTCCAACCTGTGGTTGTGACTTCGATCACATGGCTAAACGTAGCGTCTGTGCCCTCGACGGTCATAGGCTGACCATCTTCGGACTCGTGTACGTAGTAGGCAAACTTTGAATTTTTAGTGAGCATTGACATATCATTAGTCCTTGTCGATAGTTGGAGTATTCAATGCATCTGCAAAGGGCGACGAGAGATGAACGAGTTCGAGAGCGTCTTCGCTCCATTCGGGCTCGTTTGGCTCTATACGACGCACGAGCAACCCGGCTTTAGAAGCCTGTTTGCACATGTTCTCGGTTCCCCGTCCTCCGGGAAACGCTAGAACGTGCGTCGGGCGTCCCTCGACGAGCATCTGGTGGTTCCGGCGCGGTCCGGCAGACTTGCCGTACCGTGCCCAGTTCGCAGGGAACTTCCAGACGTCGATTCCGTGTGTGTCTGCGATCTCACCTGCGATACGATCAGCTCCGGCTGTATCGCCGTGGATGACCACGTCGGGTCGCTGTTCGATATCGAGCAACGCTCGTTCGATCACTGAACGGTCGGTGAACTCACGACCTCCCGTGATTAGTAGTCGGAACTCGTTAGTGGTAGACATCGTTACTGTTCTTTCTGGCTATACGTTCGAGAGTGAACTACCCCCGATCTTGATCTGGTTATGGGAAAGTGGGTGCGAGTCATAGAGGAATGCGCCCTCTCACACAGGCGTTAGGGAAGCTCACTGGTGACTGAGTGCCTGTCCGCTACGAGCGCAGGTGCTCTGGCTCGCTGTGAGACCTCTACGCATGGGTGCAGCAAGGGCTTTCCGTGACACGTGACCACCAAGGGGATACAACGCCCTAATCTCCACAACTCTTTCCCGTACCCTGTATCAAGTTGGTGGTAGTAGGTGCATCTGCACAGCAGTATCTTCAGTGCTCCCCAAAGGGGAGAGATACTGGTGGGTGCCACAAGACAAGCAATACAAAGGCTTGTGCTTGGTCTTCATGCGAGTGTGAAGGAGCTGTGCTGTGAAGACTTGTGGCAGCAGATGCGTACGAGCCTGCCGCCAGACTGTGCAGCCATCTTCCCTACACCCGTAGGGTGGGCTGCTCGTCGGCTCGTAGCAGAGTGGACAGCTGAGCTGAGGAGAGCTTGGGCGACGAGGGGCGATGCTTCATTTGTCCACGGTGTGGTTCGACATGTGTGTGAACCTGATCGTCCTCTACGGCTGTAGTAGAGGTAGGAGATCGGAACTAGGTCGGTATCTGACTACTCAGTACTAGATGCTAGTCCTGTGGATTCGTAGTCATTCAACACCTACAACATACTACCGTATGAATCCGAGTCCGTTGTTCGTAGTAGCTAACTACGACTGAAGCTCAAGCTGAAGGAGTCAGAGTGTACCTAACACTCTAGTACAGACCATGATGTCTGCACTGTGTTAGCTACTAAGCTACATGGTACTACGCTAGTTGATTGTACTAACTTATAGACTGAGGTACGCATGTGTCAATAGGTTGGAGCAATCATCTGTGTTCCTCTTACCACCATGGCGGGGTGGATAAGAGGACAATAGCAGGCAGTCTGTACTTACGTACTACAGTACGTAGTTGTACAGCTGCATAGCTATAGGAGTAACCGGGTCTTGTTAGACCGGGGTACTCCTTACCGGAACTAGAGCTAAAGTAAGAATACTATCCCCGCCAGTATTTTATGAGTTTGAGTTTACTTGACATGGGGTATATGCTGTTAGGTATCACCCGGGTAGCCGGGACAGCATAGTTAGGAATCAGTTATGCCAGCAGGCAAGGGTACGTACGGGAATAAGGTGGGTCGTCCTTCTAAGAAGCAGCCAGTTAAGAAGGTTGTTTCAATGCCAAAGAGGAAGAAGTAATGTCGGAGCAGATTCAAAGCACTACGGTGTCTCCAGCGTTGCTGCGAGCGATCTACGTCAGTCTTCAGGGCAAGCCTGTTCCGAAGAGTTAGTCGTGTACTATTGCTTTTATGCAGGTAGAAAAAGCAAAGGTTCTTTGGAAGTATCTAGAGGACAGTTCCCCCGGTTCAGGGTTAGGCTACGAGCTGCCCGGACCAAGCCACGAGCAGTTTATGTTCGACAGTTCTCCGACCTTGCTTGCGTCTGGAGGAGAGCGAGGCTCTAAGTCCCACACGTCGGCAATGAAGGCTGTCCTGCTTACTCTCGACTTCATTGCTAAGCATCCTAAAGAAGCGTCAGGTGCGAAGGCGTGGATTGTTGCAGAGAGTTACGAGCTGTGCCGACCTGAGTTCGAGTACATTGCCGAGTGGCTTATGCAGCTACTACCGGGAACCAAGCCTACCAATATGATTGACCCGGGACAGATCAACGTCCCCGTCCCCGGAGGAGAGCCATTAGAAATCAAGACAAGGTCAGCAGCAGACCCGAAAAACTTACGTGCAGAAGCCCCCGTGTGGACGCTGCTCTGCGAAGCAGCTTTGGTACGTCAGGATGTTTACTTCAGACTGTTGGGGAGGAGTGCGCAGGCACGTGCGCAGTTTCCCGGCTTTGGTCAACTGATAATGTCAGGAACTTTCGAGAATTCGCTCGGCTGGTATCCAACTCTGTGGACTAAATGGCAGAGTGAAGCTGCCCAAAAAGAAGACCACGCTGCGTCACACTCATTCCCCTCCCACGAGAACCGGTTTATTTATCCGGGAGGGCTAGATAATGAAGAACTCAAGCGTGCAAAAGCACAGTTACCTGAGGATGTTTGGAAAGAACGACACCTTGCAATACCGGCTCCCCCATCTGGGCGGGTGTTTGGCAGCTTTGATGTCACTAGACACGTTGCAAAGGTTCAATACGACCCTGACCTACCGGTCTATTTCGGGGTTGACCCCGGATACTCAGGAAGAAGCTCCACCTACGCCGTAGTTGTCACCCAACCACACGATATTGTGGGGGAATCAGGCGATACTCACCAGCAATGGCACGTAATTGACGAGATTGCCATCAATAAACTCTCCACCCCCGGGTTCACGGTGCGAGATATCTGTGAAATGGTGAAGACTAAGTACTGGTGGGGTAACGACGAGGTCATCGGCGTCATCGACGTAGCAGGAACGTACCATGCAGGCGCCCAAGAGAGCAATACAGAGGTGTGGCAGCGCGAATTACGCATTCACCTGTCTTCCCAGAAGGTAGATATACTCCCCGGCATCGACAGGTTCAAGACCATGCTGACTATCAACCCTGATACCCACATGCCGAACATGATTATCTCCCCAAGAGCAAGGTTATTGATCTCAGAGCTAGGTGGCGCGCCAAATCCATTCGACGGTCAGACACATGTATATTCATACAAGACCGACACGACCGGACAGCTTGTTTCCGCTAAGCCTCACGACGATTATTGCGACTCGATAAAGGCATTGACCTACCTGTTCGTGAACAAATTGGGATATGCTACTGGGCGTGGGCTCAGACAGAACATTGGCGTGAAGCGCCGCACTAGGCGACGAATAAAGGCACGAATATAGATGCCATCGACGAATCCCGGCGAAGTAATAAAGACAATACGTCGTTACTTCCGAAACGAAGAACCCATCTTCAGCCGTATGCACCGTGACTACGAGACTTACTGGACTCTTGAAGATTGGGAGCCAGACCTCGACGATCAGATCATGCCTGAAGACGCGTACACGACCAACCAACCTCGTGTACTAGCGCAGAAGATTATTGCTTTCATTGCGGAGACCGAGATGGTTATCCGTGTCCCCAACGACGATGCCCCTAAAGACCAAGAGGAGCGTAACAAGCTCACAGAGGCTATCGGTATTGGGATGCTTTCTAACGTAGACCGCCGTATGCGACGGAACGGAGACCCTCGTGTTCAACGCCAACTTGCGTGGCACTCAGTTGTTAGGGGTCGTTACGTTGTGGCTCGTGCTTTTCTTCGACGCCGTGAAAACGGAGAGACTTTCGAGGATATTCTTCCGATAGACCCTGCTCAATTTGTATTCCAACCCGGGGAAGAAGAGCCTGTATGGGCGTCGCACAGACGTCGAATGTCTCGAGGAGAGATCAGAGATACCTAT